ATCAGGTTTTTATCCCCAATCCGGTCCCCAATTTTGATTGGGATACGGAAGTGGCGCGCGTGCTCGAGCCGCAGCAGGTGACACCTGTCATCCCCAATGTTGAGCGCAGGAATCAGTTCGTTGTGGGCTGTCAGGCTATGCAGCTGATGGGCGGGCGGCGTGAAGTGCAGCCGCAGCAGCTGCTGGCCGCTGACGTGCTGAACATGGGTGCGAAGTTCACTTCGATTCTGGAGCCGCGACGCGCCACCAAGACCAGTGGCATCCTGGCCTGGATGATCGGGCGCTGCCTGACGGAGCCTGACCTGTCTATGGCGTTCACGATCTGCACGACAGGGAAGGCAACGCGTCAGAAGTTCATCAAGGAAGTGGTGCCGCCTTTGGAACGGGTGTGGCCCTATGAGGACGATAGGCCTATGCGTATCCTGCGCGGCGCGGGGTCGGAGATGCTGAAGTTCCGCAATGGTTCGTTCCTGTCTTTCGTCGCGCCCGTTGGTGACAGCTTCAGGTCTGACGCCTTCGATGTGATCGTGCTTGACGAGTCACAGGAACTGGACCCTGACGCAGCTGCCGACATTCTCTCAGCCATCATGCCGACGCTGGACACGCGCCCTGACGCGCAGGTGGTGATCACTGGCACCGCTGGTGACTTCCGTGAAGGCAATATGCTTTGGGATGAACTGGTGAAGGGCCGTGAGGGTCAGGCGCGGCACGCGATTCTGGACTATCACGCGCCCATTGATGACGATGTGGACGTGTCGCTGCTGTTGCAGGACTGGGATGAAGTGCAGCGCCTGATTCTGCTGTGCCATCCAGGTGTGGTTTCCGGTCTCACACCGATGGATGCCATCGAAGATAACTGGCGAACGCTCACGCCTGACCGGTTCGCACGCGAATATTTGGGCCTGTTCGGGCGTGCTGCGGCGTCCAGTTTCATCCATCCTGACGATTGGGCGGCGTGCGCCGATGATGGGGAGCTGCCTGACGCGCCCTCGCACTTCCGGTTTGCCCTCGCGGTGGACCAGGAACAGGCCTGCTGGTCCATTGTGGGCGCGTGGCGTGTGGATGACGTGGCGCACCTGGTCATGTTGGGTCATGGGCCTGGCGTGCTGGGCGCGTTTGAGGAATGCAAGCGCCTCGAGCGCCGTTACCGCGTGCCAGTGATCTATGACCAGGGCCAAGCCGCCAACACTGTGGTTACGGACAGGTTCGCGCGCCAACGCCCACGCGTGAAGTCTGAGGGCCTGACGTGGCCGCAGATTTCGTCCGCTGCCGCTGGTTTGCTGGCTGAGATTAGGTCACGGAACGTGCGGCACTACGATTCGGACGTGATGAACGCCGCAACACGTGACAGTGTGAAGCGCGGCACGAGAGACGCGAAGCGTTGGGCGTTCGGTAAGGCCCATTCTGGAGCTGATATCACCGCCCTGGAGGCCGCAGCTGCGGCCCTGTACGCCTACGATGACGCGCCGGTAAAGCGCGAAGGTATCGGAATCGCGGTCTGATCATGCTAGGGTGCGTGCCGTGGGAATGATTTCTAGCGCGATGAAGTGGCTAGGCCTGGGTGTCAGCGCCACTGGTTCAGCCGTTTTACCCTCGTCACCGTTCCAAACTGGCTCACTGACAGGTGTGGTGTACCTGGACCTGTTCGGTGAGGACGCGCAGCTGCCGCTGACACGTGATGACGCCATGAGCCTGGCTCCAGTGTCCCGCGGGCGCAACATCATCTGTGGTGCCATCGCATCCACGCCGCTGCGCCTGTTCCCTGAAGATGGTGGCGAAGCCTACGGCCTGGAAGTGACCCCGCGCTGGCTTAACCACACGTCTGGCGTGCTGTCCGCGTATCTGCGCATGACCATGACCCTTGATGACGGCATCATGTTTGCCGAATCGCTGTGGCAGGTGGAGCGTGACAGTGGCGGCGTGATCGTGGACGCCTGGCATGTGCCGTATGCGCTGTGGGAAGTGGACCCACAGGGCCACGTCATCATCGATGGTCAGCGCGTTCCTGACGCGTCAGTCCTGTATTTCCCCTTCCATGTGGAAGGGTTCCTGCGCCGCGGCGCACGTACCCTGCGATCAGCCCTCGCGGTGGAACGCGGTGTTGAGGAACGCGCCGCCAATCCCATCCCACTGAGCGTGATTCAGTCTGTGAACGATGACGGCGACATGAACCAGACCGAAGCGCAGGCCTACCTGGACGCATACCGTACAGCCCGCCAGAAGGGTGGTGGCGCTGCCGTCATGTATCTGCCCAGCTTCCTGAAGCTTGCGGCCTACGGTGACCGTGCCGACAGTGGGCACGCCATCGAAGCCAGAAACGCGCTTCGCCTGGACTTCGCTAACCACTTGGGTATCCCAGCTTCACGCCTGGAAGGCTCACAGGCTGAGGCATCCCTGACGTACACCAACCAGGCTGGCCAAGATAGCTCCCTCGCGGACGCCACCGGGCTAGGCCAGTGGATGGATGACATAGCGGGCAGGCTGTCACAGGACGATGTGACCGCGCCCGGTGTGGTGGTTCGTTTCTTCCGTGAGCAGCTGCTGACGTCCAACCCTGAGCCTGCACCTGTGCAGGCACCCGTAACTGACCAGGTGGTGAGCAATGGAGCCTGACGAACTGCTACTGGAAGCAGGAACCCTGACAGCGGACCTGGACACGCGTAGCGTGACAGGCCTGCTGTTGCCCTACGGTGAGGAAGGCCGCAGCAACCTGGGCCGCGTGAAGGTGAAGCCGCACGCTGTCACCATTCCGCGTGACCATTCCGCGATGGTGGCGAACCTGGACCATGACCGCACTAACCCTGTCGCGGTGTTCACCAACGTCATCGATACGGACGCGGGCGCGGTGGCGTCATTCCGTATCGCGGCAACACCTGAAGGTGACGAGCTGCTAGCTGATCTGGCCAGCGCCGCACCGAAGCGCCGCAAGCTGTCCGCTGAAGTGGCAGGCATCGTCATCAGGGCTGGTGAGATTATCGCCGGTCGCCTGTTCGGTGCCGCGTTCGTTGAGAATGGCGCGTTCCCATCAGCGGCGCTGATGGCTGAAGATGTGGGCGAAGCGACCGCTGAGCCACAAGAAAAGGAAGGTACAACAATGGAGCACGACGAGAACAACCCGCAATGTGGGTGTGCGGCGTGCGTGGCCGGTCGCCAGGAGGCACCCGCGCCCGCTGCTGAGGCCGCAGCCGCGGCTGCACCCGCTGAGCCAGCTGCTGCCGCAGCTGCACCCGTTCCGGCTCTGATGGCGTCCGCGCCAAAGGGCCAGCCCATCCAGCCGCGCCTGGAAGTGAAGCCGCGTGGAAACACGCTCCAGCAGGTGGCCTACGCCCTGGCTGGCTACTTCGCCAGCGGCGACAAGCACTACCTGGACGCCATCGAGCCGTCTGAGCGTGACGGTTCCACCCTGTTCGCCGCCCTGAATGACATCAAGATTTCGGGCGCGTCACAGGTCGGCACCAACATCACGGTCCCACAGTGGCTTGGCAAGGTGTGGGCAGATCGCACCTTCATTCAGCGGTTCGTTCCGCTGATGACGCCGCAGACGCTGACCAGCCTGGACGTGAAGGGCTGGGACTGGAACACCAAGCCGAAGGGTGGCACCTGGTCGGGCAACAAGGCCAACGTGCCGTCCAACCAGTTCACCACGTCCCCGATCACTGGCACCGCGAACCGTTGGGCGATGGGTCACGACCATGCGCGCGAGTTCGTGGACTTCCCGCAGCCTGGGTACTGGGAATCCTATTTCCAGGCTGGAGCCGATGACTTCGCCGAGTGGGAAGATGACCTGGCGTTGGCCGCCATCGTTGGCGGTGCGACCGCTGGTGCCATCGAAGTGGGCGACGCGCCTGCCACGTGGGACGGCTCAGATGGCACCATGTACCTGGTGGATGGCGCCCTGGCGCTGATCGCCCGCGGCATCGTGCCGGAGTACGCCGTCATGGGTTCCGATCTGTACCGTGGCGAACTGCTTCAGAACGACAACAAGGTCATTGAGACCCTATCGCTGTCGCTGAAGCTGGACGAAGGGCAGCTGGAGAACTTCCGCATCATCCCCGCACCTTCCGTGCGGTATGACGGCTCCACGCCCACCGGCATGGACGGTGTTGTGATCGTCGGCGCGAAGGGCGCCATGTCCCACTTCCGTCTGCCTGAGTCGCCCATCCGCACGCGGGCACTGGACCAGGTGAAGGGCGGCGTGGATGACGCCATGTTTGGGTACACCCTGGACCTGGTGAACAAGGCCGCTGGCCTTCAGATGGTGACGGAGCAGGCGGGCGCGTAAGCGCTCACCGGCACACGATAGGGAAGGCAGGCCATGACGTATTACGTAGATGTGGACGCTCTGCTGGTTCACGTTGATGACGTGCCTGCCTTCCCTGTCGTTGCCAACGTTGATAACGACGATGAAGCCACAGACCTGGATTGGGTGACCAGCCAGGAAGCTGTCTACACCAGTCCCCTGGGAGTGGACACGGACCTAGACGCACCAGACCTGACCAATGGCACCGTGACCATCAACTGGCCCACGGACGCATCCCTGTTCACAGACCCAGGGCTAGGGTTCCTCACCGTGACCCTGAAGGGCGCAGGCAGCCTGTCTGCCGTGGTGGAACCTATTCAGGTTATCGCGGAGCTGCCAGGTCGCTGGCTGACCTGTGCGCAGGCGCGCCGCGTGTGGGATGACGCCAACGATCTGGACAACGGTGAACTGTGGGCGCTGCTGGAGTCAGCACGGCGGGCGTGCATTGAGTATGCGCCCGCAATAGACGAGTCTGAGCCGTTGCCGCCCACTTACCGGCAGGCGCAGCTGATACAGGCCAGGAACACGTGGGAAGCGACCCGCGCGGGTGGCATAGAATCCGTTGGCCCTGAAGGGTTTAGCGTGGTGCGGCACCCGCTGGACTGGCAAGTGAAGCAGTTGCTGCGCCCTAAGTCCATGCCACCTGTGGTGACCTGATGGGCGACCTGATTAGGACCGACGTGGCAGACGCTCTGGAGGGCGCGCTGTCAGTGAGCAACCTGGATTGGGTGGTGAAGTCTGGACGCACCGCGCCACGTGAAGTGAAGAAAGTCACGCTGCTGCTGCGGCAGGCCAGCATCGATAAGTTGAGTGTGCGTCAGGTTCAGCAGACCACGTTTGAACTGTTTCTGCTGCACCCTGGCAAGAATCCTGACACCATTGATGACCTGCTGGAGCCACTGGTTGAGGAACTACTGGACCTGCTGGACGCCCTGCCGTTCCCTGGTCTGATCTGGACGCACGCTGAGCGTGTCATTTTCACGGTGTCATCTGAAGTTGAGTACCACGGTTATAAAGTTGATCTAACGGTCAGCCACACGAAGGGATAGAACAATGGCTTTCGCGCCGATTTTTCTTAAGGATTGCGTGCTGTCGCTGGGCGGCACGGAGTTTCAGGCTGAGGTCAGCTCTGCTGCCTTCACGCCGTCCACCACGTCTGCGGTGTGGAAGGGTCTGACACCGACGTCACGGCACACCGCGACCGCGACGGACTGGAATCTGGACCTGTCCGTTGGCCAGGACTACGACACGGCAGCGTCACTGTCGCGTTACCTGCTGGAGCATGCAGGCGAAACGGTGGAGGGGCAGCTCACGCCGAAGGATGGCGGGCAGGGCTACAGCGCCAATGTCGCCATCGCTCCAGTGGCCATCGGTGGCCCTGTGGAGACGTTCGCTGAAGGCACGGTGTCCATGCCGTGTGACGCGCCGGTCGCCCTGACCTGATCGTCCCTGGCGCGGGCTGCGCGGGTTTGGTCATGGACCCCATACGCGCCCGCGCCAGGTGACCCTACTGGAAGGCCTGACGTGGCTACGCAGATTAGCGTGTGGGACTCGCGTGAGCTTCAGGGCACCATCCTTGCCCTGAAGGGCTTGGACCGCGAGACTGCCGCGCAGCTGCGGAAGGCCACCAGGCAACTATCCGAACCGGAATGGCGTACTGCGATGGCGCAGGAATCCACCACGCTGCTGGAGAACCGCGTCCTGGTGTCCACGGCGCGGGTATCTGTCACCAATCAGAGCGTGACCCTGAAGGCTGGGCAGCTGACAAAGAAACTCAGTGGCGGTGCCCGTATCGTGGACCTGACACCATCCGTTGAGTTCGGCTCCAGCCCTGAGCGCCGGATTAAGCAACACAGCAGGGCAGGCAAGCAATACACCCGCAAGCAAGGCCCTGTGTTCAGGAAGCGGAACCGCAATGGTTACGTGGCGTATCAGGCAGCTGCTACTTTCATCCCGCGTGTGGCGGCGTTGTGGGTGCAGACTGTGGTTAGGACCTTCTATGAAGCATTGGAGCGTTGAGCATGGCGCGTAAGCCGGTAGAGATACCCATTGCGTCTGACACGCGCCAGTTCATGCGCGGTGTCCAGCAGGGCGTCATTGGGCCGCTGGATGACGTGCAGGACGCACTGGAGAAGGTGGGCCGCGAGGGTGACCGCGCAGGCCAGCAGCTTGAGGATGGGATGCGTGACGCTCAGCGCGGCATGGAGCGTTTGGATGACGCCACTAAGCAGATGCAGGACACGGTGGAGCGTGGCTCACGAACCAGTTTCCGCAAGTTCGCTGACAACTCTGAGGATTCCACGCGTAAGGCGTCTGAGAATGTAGATGAGTTTAAGGATGAAGCCAAGCAAAACTTTTCTGAAGTGGCATCGAGCTTCACTGGTGATATGGACTCTGCCATTGATCTAGTCCAGGGCACCCTGGGTGGCTTGGCTAGCTCGATCCCTGGCATTGGTCTAGTCCTGGGTGGCCTGGGTGCCGTGGCTGGCACGTTCTATCAGCAATGGAAGGACAACGCCGAAAAGACGAAGCAGATAATGTCAGATATGTACGATGACCTACTGCAAAGCGGGTCCACGTATCTTAGCGAGAACTATTTGCAATCGCAGGCCTTCGACATTCTCAAAGGCCAGTCTGACATTCTGGATCCCTCCACGCTCCAGGAGATTGCCGATTTGACGCAGCTCACTTCCTCGCAGGTGGCGTTCGCGTTCGCAGGTGACCAGGACCTGATGGCGAAGGCGAAGCAGCGGCTGATTGATCACCAGAAGATATTTCTGGACCAACTGAGTGACGAAACGGACCTGAATGACTCAGCGGCGAAGGCTGGATATCAGGCAGACCAGGACCGGATTGACCTCATAGACAAGCGCAACACCGCCATCAGCTCCAGCATTGATCTGACCTCGCAGTTCAACAGCGTCTTTAATACGCAGGTCCGTGAATCCGCGAAGGGCGCGCAGAAGCAGCATGAAGCCTTTGGCAAGGTCGTGGATGACTTGGGCACCATCCGTGATGCCGCAACGAACATACCGGACGCCACCTTTAAGGTGAAGCCTGTGCTGGACAGCCGCAGCTTCGACAATGGGCTAAAGCAACTGACGGACAAGCAGCGGACCGTTAAGGTGAACGTGGAGTTCCGCACACGTTCTGGTCAGGTGGTGAAGTAATGACAATCGCAGTCAGTGATGGTGTGACCACGATTAACCCTGTGCTGCGCGAGGGCTATCAGCACACCCGTAAGGGCCTGAACGTGGTGCATGTGATCATTGGTGACACTGAGCCTGACGTGTCCCTGCATGGGTGCCTGTTCCGCGCTGGCACCATGACACTGGTGTTTGATGACGAGTCTGACGCATTCGCTGCTGATGACATGTTGGCCACGGATGCGGTGTTCACCATCACGCACAGCGACCTGGCCGCTGCCGATATGTCGTTTGTGGTGGACGGTGACCTGGCGTTGGAACAGGATGACACGCGCAGCGTGTATTTGCTGACAGTGCCGTTTCAGGAAGTGAGCTAGTGAGCCAGTTTAAGCCGCGCATTGAGGACGTGACCGCGACGGATGGTGTCACGTCCTATAACTTGCGTGTGAAGTCCGCACAGGTGACCCTGGATGATTCCTGGTCACCCTACGCGCAGGCCACTCTGACGTGCGCCAGGCCTTCAGCAGAGCTGCTGGACTTCCTGGACCCGCGTGACACGGTGCGCGTGTCTTTCACGCTCACACGGTCCTTGTCTGGCCAGTCACGTGACTTTGATCTGCTGCTGATTGAGCGCGAGTTGGACAACGTGACGGACGAACTGACCCTGTATTTGGGTGGTGACGAGTCCCTGCTGTTGGGTGACGCGCTGATGGCGTCCACACCAACGGACGCGGCGTTCGCTGAACAGGCATCCCTCCGCACCATCATTGATGACCTGGTGCTGGACCCGATGGGCGCAGCCCTGGAAGCTGATGACGGCGCTGACGCTGATCTGACGGTGTATACGGACGCCGTGAACCTGATAACCAACCCTTCAGGTGAAGTGAACACCACAGGTTGGACTGCCACAGCCTGCACCCTGTCACGCATCAGCGGCGGCACCGCGCCCACGTCAGGCACCTACGCCCTGCGCCTCCAAACGCCCACAAACGCGAACAGCTACATCACTTCCGATGCCATCAGTGTGACCGCTGGAGCCACCTACATTCTGGCTGGGACCATGCTGTGTGTGGGCACCGCAGGTGGCACCGCGAATACCTACCGGCGGTGCCTGACGGTTGCCGACGCCACAACAAACAGTGTGATCGCTGTCACACCGAATGGGCCAGGGTCAGGCATGACTAACCCTGAGTCACAGAGCGTGCAGTTTACGGTCCCTGCGGGCACCACGTCCGTTAAGGTCCGCTGCTATTTGGGCACCGGGACCAGTGGCGATATCCGGTTTGATTCGCTGCTGCTGATGCAGGTCACTGGCGCCCTCACCGATGGAACGTACTTCGATGGTGACACCACAGACACCGCTATCTATAACTACGCCTGGTCAGGCACGGCGCACAACTCTACGTCCGTCCGCACGAACATCAGCGGCCTGGAGCGCAGCCTGGATATGTTCACACGTGACCCTGGCGAATCGTGGTGGGACTTCCTGGAGCCGCTGCTACAGGTGGGCGGGCTGCGCCTGTTCTGTGACGAACAGCGCAAGTGGCATCTGGTGTCACGTGACGCCGTTGTGTCCGGTCTGATCGCTGTGAACGCGGGCGTGAACTACACCGATGGTGTGGACGCCATCAAACGTGACTCTGACGAATGGGCTGACGCCGTGGTCATCAAGTACACCTGGAAGGACAGCGCGGGCGTGGACCAGGTGGCCTATGACTATGAACAGGAAGGCACTGGAGCAACAGCCAACTGCCTGCTGGTGGAGTATTCGCGGCCCTTCCCTGGTGTTGGAGCTGCGGCAGCGATTCTGGCACGCGCCAACGCGCGCGGCCGCACGCTCAGCCCTGGCAGTATCGCTGACCTGGACGCCACACCTGGCATGGAAGTTCAGGTTACGCAACCTGACACACCGTTGCAGGATGGGCAGATTAGCGCGGTGATCTGGCAGCTGCCCGCTGGGACCATGCAGTTGCGGACACGTGGCCTAGGTGACGTGCTAGAAGATACATGGGCGTTCGTTGATGACGCGTTGGTGTGGGATGCCGTCAGTACCAGCCATGAGTGGGTGGATGGCGTACCGTGAACGTAGAAGGGATTAATGATGGCCGTTGGTGATGACGCAACCGCAGCAGGCCTGCCGCTGGTTTCGTCCAGTACAGGCAAGGTGAAGGATGGCGCGACGGAGATTAACCGGACGCGCGACTTTGTGGCGCAGGAAGGCACCGCGCGTGCTGCTGCGCTGGCGGGGAAGGCCAACGCGTCACACACGCACAGCGCCGCAGACGTGACCAGCGGCACCCTGGATGCCGCACGCGTGCCTGACCTGCCGGCATCGAAGATTACGTCTGGCACGCTGTCGGCATCACGCCTGCCGTCAGACCTGGGTGACCGCGCCATTGACCGTGCAGATGGCCCAACGTTTAGTGCCTACACCCGCTCAGCGACCGGCTCAGGCTGGTACGCGGTCTACATGAACAGCAGCTACCAGTTCATGCGCAACACATCATCCAGGCGCTATAAGCAGGCGGTGAAGGCGTTGGAGCTGACGCCGGAGCTGCGCGCGCACCTGCTGAAGTTGCGCCCTGTCACCTATCACCGTAAGGGCCAGCCGGAAGGCACGCGTGAGATTGGTTTGATCGCTGAGGACTGCGTTGATGTGCCAGGTTTGGTGTCCTGGGACGTGCCACGCGACCGAAAGGGCAAGCCCATTAAGGGCCGTGAAAATGAGTGGCGACCGGAAGCGGTGCGCTATGACCAGGTGCTGAGCGTCTACCTTTTGGGCATGGTGCAGGACCTTCAGGGACAGGTGACAGCCCTCCAGCAGCGCCTGGATGGTGACGCTTAGCGATGGATGAACAGGAAGCAGCTGAGATAACCGTGAAGGTGTCGCTGACTACGATCTATGCCAAAGTGCTGGACATAGACAAGAAACTAGTGCCGCTGGTGTCAGGGTTCCCTGACCATGAGGCACGCCTGCGCCTGGTGGAGCATCGAATGTGGATGCTCGCGGGCGTATCCCTGGTGGCTGGCGCGATCGCCGGATGGCTGCTGGCCACCATCACGCACAGTTAGGAAGAATCATGGCAACAATGAGTGTGAACGCGCAGAAGGCGTTTCTGTCCATGCTGGGCCTGCCGTACAGGTTCGCGTGGCAGCGGAAGTCTAGTTGGAAGAAGTTTCAGCACGCTTCAGCCTGGTACGCATTCGACACCGCAGCATCGAAGGTTGGCGCGCTGGTGGTGGACGGCATCCCTGGACCCAAAACGCAGGTCCACGTGGCCGCGTCGAAGCGACACCACAACAGGGTGGCGCCGAACTTCGCGCTGCGCGAGTTCGCGTGTCCCTGTGGTGGGCGAAACGCTGGCTGCAAGGGCGTGTGGTTCAGCCACGTCATGGTGAGGAAGCTCCAGCAGGTGCGCGCGGATCTGTACCCATCGGGTCTGGCCATCCTGTCCGGTTACAGGTGCAGGAAGGTGAACGCGTCCCTGCCTGGTTCGGTGCCGAACAGCGCCCACCTGGACGGCCTGGCCGCTGACATTCCGCAGCGCGTCACCGGATGGCAGCTGCACCGCTACGGATTCCACGGCATCGAAGTTCGGCGCTCCACAGGGAAGGTCAGCCATGTGGACCTGCGCGCCGATCTGAAGGTGAACACGGTGTTCTATGTCTGAGGAAGGAAGCAACATGAACAAGCTGCATAAGGCGGCGCTGCTGCGCGCCTATCGCACACTGGCGCAGGGCCTAGGTGGTTCCGCTGTCACGTCCGGTCTGGTGGCCCTGGTGATGGCCATGACGGACGGCAACATGAAGGTTGCGGCACTGACGCTGTGTTCCAGTGTGGCCAGCGTCTGCGTGGCCGCTGTCGCGTCATTCTGGCAGGGTGTCGCACGCGGACTACCTGAAGCCCAATAGACACACGAACGCCCGCCACACGCTGAGAGTGTGGCGGGCGTTGTGCTGTCAGCGGCCAGACCTATTTGCTTGCCAGGCGTCCACCGTTTCAGGCAACCAGCCGCGCACGTT